TGTTTTGTCAAAAGCTAAATAAATAATATCTGCGGCTGTACCAGACCTGTTTGTGAATTGAACACCTCTGATTACAGACATTGCGGGCTTCTTTATTGATGTAGATGCATTTGTAGCACCTGTCCATTCGTAAAGATTACCTTCAGCACTTGTCTGGTTACCATCAACATAAGTAGAAACCGCTGTAGTATCCTCTCTAACCTCAAACATAATTTTATCTATGTAGAAGTCTATGTTATGTTGTGCTTGTGTAACTACATATAATCTGTATGTAGCAGCATCTGTGTTCGCTGGTATGGTGTACGAAGTAGTTATTCTTGTAAAACTAGTAGCCAAGCTAGAGCTTCCTGAAGAAGCTAATTCAGTGCCAGATGAATCTGTAATATTGATTTCTACTGTTCCAGAAGCAGAAGCCCCTCTATGTTCACATTGAACTGTAATAGTTTGCGGGTTTATACTTCTTGTAATTTTAGGAGATTCCCAATAAAACCCCTCCCCCACGGCTGAGTTAGCTGGGTTTACTAAAAGTGAAGCAGAACCTTCTGAAGCTTGAGCAGTACTTCTTGATATAGCTGAACCGGTCGCTGTGTATATTGAAACATCCGAACCTTCAATTCCCGGATTAGTTACCCAGTTCACCGCCTTCTCCCCACCATTTGCTACTATGGTATATACATCTTCAGCAGTGGTGCTTGCAGCATTTGAGATTGCTACATATCTATTAACCGGATGTACCGACTGTCTTGTAGAACTATCTATGTCCCACTCTCTGTAATCCGTATGTCTTTCATTAGCCATTTATATATTTCTCCTATTTATTAATATTTATGATAGCTACAAAGCTACCCATAACAGCGGAAGTGTGTACAATCAGTACTCCAATAGCCAATAGAATACTTTTCATTCCGTACATTTTGCTACGCCATTGAGAGATATCATCGACTTTAGTTTCAACCTTTTCTAAGTTTTTAGATAGGTTTTCATTGAGGGCGTTTTGACTTGAAATATAAGAATCTAATCGTTCCATATAAACTGCTAAATTCACTTGTGTGTCCTTGTCGGCCACTTATAGTCCCCACAAAATATACTAGTTTTTATAAATTAGTAGGGGGACCGAAGTCCCCCCACAAGTATCATCACTAAACTTTATGAGTTTAGGTCAGCTATTTTTGCTTGTACAAAAATGTTGTTACATCGCATCTCAGCCATAGTGTAGAGTAATCCTCTAACAACTAGAGCATTTGCTGCGAAGTAATCTCTGTTCTCTACGTACTGTGTAGGTTGAGCAACAGCGATTTCTAGGTAGTCAGTATCCAAAACGTAAACGTTTGAACCAAGAACTGCATCAGCTGATGATACAGACTTAGGTGTGTCAGCGTCTGGGATAATTGGGATACCTTGGTAAGTAGCCAATACTAGTCCAGTTCTTGTACCCGGGAAAGTTCTTTCAGAACCTACACCAACTTGGTACTCTTCCTGCCCTAAGTATCTCTGGTTTGAGTTAAGCAATCTTTCTAAGTTGAAGTATTGGTCGTGTCCCAAAAGGATTAGTTTTGGTTCTCCACCATTCTCTCTTATTTTTTGGATTGCTGTGTCTAGTAAGTTTAGACTTAGAGCTCTTCCTGTTCCTGAGTTGTAAGAAACAGAAGCACCTGCGTTCCAGTTTCCTGAACTTCTATCATTTAGAGTTAGGTCATAAGCTCTTGTTCTAGCTTCTCCACCACCAACAGCGGCTCCATCTTCTGAAATAATATCATCAATAGATGTTAAACCTGCTCTGTTGTAAATGTAAGCTACGTCACCGTCAGCGAATGTAGTTCCTGAAGCAACTGTAATTGCACCAGATGAAGTGTTCACTGCAGAAATAACGGAACCAGAAGTTCTGTCATGTCCTGTAGCAGAAACGTCATATTGAGCTACTGAGTCACCAATCTTGAAGTTCTTAGCAATTGCTGCTGGAACTGTGAATGAAGTTGCAGAACCTGCTGATGTCAAGTAAGCTGAACCAGCTAGAAGTTCTTCGTTCATTTCTTTGATGTGGTCTAACTGAGCATTTTCGTTTTCCAACGCAAGAACATCACCAACACCACCTTCTAGTTGAGCAGTGAATACTGACTTCACTGAAGCACCGAATGTGGTTGAAACTATTCTAGGTAAACTAGAAATTGTTTCTATGTTGGAAACGTCAACTGTTGGCAAACTTCCAGTTTCAGTTACTGGTCTTGAACGGCTAGAACCTCTGTCAGTTCTTACCCTCCAACCAGCTGTGTTACCCCAAACTACTCTTGGGATAGCGTTGAAGAATCTAGTTTGGTTGTTTAGTGCTTGCCAAACTTTTCTTCCGTATGTTGTGTTGAATATACCTGTAGCAGTATCTACTGTAAAGTATGTTTGTTTCTGAAGGTATTCTGGACCGAATACAGACTGATACAGACCTCTTTGAGACTGTGCAAGATATTCACTTAAACTTGGGTTAGCCATGTTTATAATCTCCTATAGTTTGTTTTAATTATCCTAATAGTTCCCTAGGAACACCATCGGTGTTTCCAGTTTCTATTTGGTGTTGCATTCTTCTGAGTTCTGAGTAAGAAAGTTCAGCTAATTGAGCTGGGGTGTCAGCCACAGCAGATTTTTGTATAGGTGTAGAATCATCTACGCCTAGACTATTTACTGTTTTTGGAGCCTGTAATCCAGTCTCTTCTCTGAATCCCATCTTTCTTAATCTTGCCTCAGATTCATTTTGAACTGCTTTTTGCATACTAGCCTCTGAATCAGCAAGTTGCTTTTTCAAAGATTCTATTTGCTTTTGCATTTTCTCCATGTCATCATCGTCATCGTCATCCATTCCCTTCTCTTCTACAGGTTCGTCAGATGCATCGTCATCATCGTCCTCTTTGTACATTCCCTTCTCTTTCTCATCTTCATCATGACCATTGTGACCTTTTTCCATGTCATCATCGTCATCATCGCCCATGTCAGCGGCTTGTATTGTGTTTTGCTGGTCTTCTATTTTAGAAGAAATCGCAGCAGCTGATTCAGAATCATCAGCATTTTGTGGGGTACCCCCTGATGGTTTTGCCTTTCTCTCGTCTCCACTAACGTCAGCTCCAGCATAACTGTCACCTTCACCAGCTTTCAACATAGCAACAACTTCAGTGGCAACTGATTTAACGAGTTCTGATTGGGCTTTTTCCATTGCCTTCTCGTTTTCCTCAGCTTCTGCTTCTTCCTCTTCCTTAGCCAATCTAATGTCCATTTTTTGTAGGACTTCGGCTACAGCAGCAAGAGCAAGGTTAGTTCCCTCCATTTGCTTCTCAAGTCTTTCTGAGATATCTGCCATAGTATTAAACCTCCTATGTTTATTGTTTTTTATTCCATTTAACATAAAAGGTTGGTCTTAGCCATCCGACCTTTTTAGAATGAAAATATAACGTTATATTTAAACGTTATTACATTATACTACGAAAAACTGAAAATCCTACTAAAACTAACTACTATTATAATATAAAAGTAATTATTCGTCTGTAGGTAGTCCTTTAGAGTCTAAATGAATCATTTCATTACGAAAATCATATAGTGGAACTTGTAAAAGTTTTTTGAGTTTATCACATTGATTACCTTCTGGTAGTGATGCTTCTACTAAGTCTAAGACTTTGCCGACCATTTTAGAATGTCGGGCTATAATATATTCTTGTGTGGGTGTTATTTTACTTAAATCTACCATGTTAGGTACCTCCTTACTTGTCTTGTGACATCACTGCATCTAAATTAAACCCAAATCCTTGTAAATATTTACGTTCCTTCGCAGTCAAAGATGAAAAAACTTCCCGGTAAGCTTGAGATATCCAAGGGTTCCCTTCTCTAAGTTTATCAGTAGTATACCACCCTCTTTCGGCTCCACTCCATTTCCGTACCCTCTTCTCTCTAAAATTTCTACCATTTGGATAACTTACAGGTCTAGAACTTGCCCCCTTATATTCACCTCTCTTTATAGGGTCTTCATACCTTCTAATATGGTCTTTAGGAAATTGAATATAATCTCCCGAATCTTCTGATTCTCCATCGTGAACTAACGTAGCATAAGGAGCAGAATACTTTATGTTGAACCCAGTGTCGCTTATAACTAACGAAGCAGACTTTTTTAGATTCCCAGACTCTCCTTCGGGTACAAGTTCTTGAGCCCTATTATAAACTTGGTTTGCTAACGTAGTTAAACAGGCTTTTCTAAACCCAGTACTGAACGTGTTCCAAACTTGCTGTTGTTTTTTTGCAGATAATGCCATAGTTTATTATACTAACATTCCTTCTAAATCCGTCCATTTTTCAGGAATTTTATCTATAAATTTTCTCTTACTAGTATCGTACCTATTTAGGTATATAATATCTTTACTCACATAACCATATTTTGGGTGCCAGTAAGTAACTATTTGTTTAGGTTTGGTAGCTGCTTGAAGTCTTTGTAAGGCAAACTCATCAGGACCTTTCATGGTTCCACAGATATGTAACTCACCTGTACCTATATCTAATTCATCAACTCGATGAAAATGACCAATCATTACACTATCAAACTCTACCTCTGCATCGTTATCCATAGCATCTTCTATCTCTCTTTGTAGTGCTTTTTTATATTGAAAAACACTTCTTAGTTTAGTCATTGAGTTCATTATTGCTCCACTACTCCCAGCTCCTGATATACAGTCTCCATGAGTAATAAGAACTACTTGGTCATGTACTTTGAATGTAGTAAAAAAGCTTCTAGGGATATGAAACTCTATATTTTCTTGGTTCTTACAAAAAGAAGCAACCCATTGATAAAGCATGTAATCCCAATCCATATACTTATCTTTCATAGGTGGCTTTCTTGTCATCCTTCCGTGGTTACCAACTACACAAGGTACTTTGATTTTTGAGTAATGTGGGGCTAAGTACATCAAGGCTTGTCCAATAATACTAGCTCCTCTAATCATTTGTTCCATACAGTTAGCCATATTAGACCTAGCTAACTCTTCATGTATATCTCCACTAATCATGTCACCTAACATAGGTATAATTAGTTCATC